ATGACGGTCTCAACCGAAGTCGACCATAACGACTACACAGGGAACGGCGTTACCACATCTTTCCCGTACACGTTCCGCATCTTCAAGAAGTCAGATCTCACCGTCCAGGTCGCTGACCTTAACGAAAATATTACGGTGCTGACTCTGGATACCGATTACTCAGTTACTGGGGCTGGTACCTATTCTGGCGGTAATGTCGTGCTGATGTCACCGCTGGCCAACGGATGGCAGATTTCTATCTCGCGTGACCTTCCCGTTACCCAGGAGACTGACCTCCGTAACCAGGGGAAGTTCTTCGCAGAGGTCCATGAGGATGCGTTCGACAAGCTGACCATGCTTATCCAGCAGTGTTTCAGCTTTCTACGTCTGGCGCTGCGCAAGCCGTCGTTCATCTCGAACTATTACGATGCACTCAACAACCGCATTCGTAACCTTCGTGACCCGTCACAGGCACAGGATGCGGCGACTAAGAATTATGTTGATGGGCAGATCATTGACAATACCAACGCCTGGAAGGCTGGCGATGCTGTACTCGATCAGAAAATTGACGAAAATTTCAGGCGGACTCTTCGCGTACCTGAATCATCAGTCAACGTCCTTCCGCCGTTAGATGCCCGCAAAAACTCTATTTTTGGCTGGGATAGTAACGGGCAGTCTTTCCCTTTATTTGCGATGACTGATACTGCCGATCTCGCCATTAAGTTAGCAAGCCACACTCCAGGGCTGGGCAATGGTCTGCTAGGTGTGAAAAATTCATCAGCAACGACGCAAGACTGGATTGACGGGGAGATGAAGAGCCTTTTCCTCTATCTTTCAGCATCAAAAATAGCTTCAGTAATTGCCGGAACCAGTACTGATATAACAGCAGAATTACAGTCTGCAATGAACGATAGTATTACAATTTGGATTCCAGCTGGTAAGTATTACATCACTTCGTCAATAATTGTAGCGGCTAATTCCGGACTTATTGGTCCCGGCGCAAGGATGGTATCCATTGACAACCAGGGCAGCAGCCATACGTTTATTGTCGGCGCGGGCGGCTACCTCCGAGGGTGGAAAGAGTGGAAAGGGTTCTCAATAACAGCGTCAGGCGATAATACCGCTGATTCTTATGCGTTTTATTATTCTGACAGGCAAGATGCGAACGGGGCTCCGGTTTATACAATCGCCCAGGTTTTCTCCGAAATTGAAATAAACGCCAACGGGAAATTGGGTGGTGGCTGGTTTTTGCAGGACTGTTTCCGTGTTGTCATTCGTGACTGCGGCGGTACCGGGCTATCCCAACCGTTCCGTCTTGTGGGAAGCGTCGTTCAGACAACGATTGATAACTTCGTCCAGAACGGCGACGGCGCGGCACCAATGACTGGTCGTACCTATACATACGGTTTGACTACTGAGCCGAAAACGTACGGGAACGGCACTGTGTTCACACCGGAGGGGTTGACAGTTGTCAATACGCGGTTCGTGAAACAAGATATCGGCGTTCGAGTTGCGGGCGGTTTATTCCTTGTTTTTGATGCAGTAGAGGCGGATTACAGCAAATATAAGGGCTTCTGGTATGACGGCGGCAGCCAGGTATCATTTGATAACTGTTATGTCGGTGTGCAGTCGTACCGTGATGCCGATTTTGTTGGTTTCGATATCCCCGCCCGTGCAGCTGGCGTCGCCGAGGCTGTGAACGTTCAGGGATGCACTGTCAATATGTCAGTAAATACCCACGAGTCGGCAGCATTATATAAATCTCTGGGGGTGAGGGTTGGTGATTCGTCAGTAGGACAAAAAGGTGCACTGATTGACGGTTGTACGTTCAGAGGGGACGGGTACGACGCGGGGATTTATGTATACCGCGGGTCCTCGGTATCGATTAACAATAACAGGTTCCAGTACTCGGGCGTGAATATCAGCGTCGCAGAGTGTACAAACCTCGTAATGATTGGAAATTCTGGTAATGGTGCCGGGAAATATCTTCTGAATTCGTCATCTCCCGTTTCAACGTGGACGTTACTGAATAATACGGAATCGTTTGAATCAGTAACAAACATTAACCCCGGCGGAGTGGTTGCAAAAAATCCCGGTTATAACTCAGCGACTCTGCGCAGAATAGAGCGAGTGAGTAGCCCTGTAAATGTCAGTGTTGCGGCTGGGGCTACCTATCAGCACGCTGCTCCGGCGACAATTCCGCTTGCGGCTTCGGTTGCTGTCGGTGGCGCTATTCCTGTGGGTCTTTTGTTTAGCGCAGCGCCAGGATCCACATCGTTAATACGGGCTACATTCTTCAACCCGACGAGCGCAACTATAACGCTGAGCACCACGCTGTATTTTGATATTACACACCCGAATTAAGGAGCTTAAATGAACGTTGTAACCAACAGAGTCTTTAAAGGCATTGAGGTAAAAAATGCCAGTGTTGTTGTCGGGGGGATACAAATCGATGACAAGCACACAACGGTAACATTTTCTGTTAACTTTTTTGCAGGGGATTCTGATGAGCCATTCGACGGTGAAATCATGTCATTTCCTTATGATGCTGATTCCCCAGCTAATCTCATTGATGCGTGTTATAGCCACTTGTTAAGTATCGATGGATACAATCTAGGTTAAATAAGAGTGTTGCTGGGTTGGTTCTCCCGCCCGGCAAATAATTAAAAATAGTTTCTCTTTGAACCTGGCCTGGCTGCAGCGAGAGAGCAGGGGCGTATCGGCGGACGTCGGCGGGTAATGACACCGGAGGTTGTCGATCGGGCACATCGGATGCTGGAGAACGGCGCAACCCGGCAGCAGGTAGCAGACGTGATCGGAGTCGGGGTGAAGACGATTTACAGGTATTTCCCTGCATCAGTTATCTGGCAATTACCAATTATCCGTATATGAATTATTGTGTATGATGAGCTTACCAACTTCAGGAGGTTCATCATGCACAGTAAACGGTGGTCACCATGTCAGGAACGCTAACCGCTGATACAGTAAATCAGGGGCTTAGCTACGGTGCGCTGGCGGCAGTCGTCGCTGGAGTTCCGCCAGAGGTGGCGCTGGGCTCACTCGCAGGGGCGGTAATATTTGTCACCTCAGCGGTTGAATATCCTATCCGGCGCCGCGTTCTTTTGTCCCTTCTCAGTTTTCTCTGCGGTCTTCTCTTCTACAAACCCACAGCATCAATCCTTATCGGCGTTGCGAGCATGATCCCCACCATCACACAGGACTCGTTCGAGCGGGGCGTTGTCTACTCCGCCGGCGCGTTCGTTGCGGCGATTGTCGCTGTGCGGGTTGGGATATGGCTGTATCACCGCTCTGACAATCCGCGCGATTTAATCCCGGGAGGAAAAGACGATGACAGGCCATGATCTGCTGCTTATCGCTAATAGCATCATCTGCGGCGGGATAGCGCTGCGGGTGATGTTCTTCCAGCGCAACGGATCGCGCCATCGCCGCTGGGGCGGGTGGATAGCCTATTTCCTCATCGTGGCGGCGGCCAGCATCCCGCTGCGCACCGCGTACTCATACCTGTACCACTTCCCTATGACCGCAGATTTTTCTGAGGTCGTTATCAATGCTGTGATGTTCGCCGCGGTGCTGAAGACGCGCGGCAACGTTGTGCAAATCTTCAAGATATCGAGGTCGCAACATGGACATTAACGAGTTTCAGAAAGCTGCCGGCGTTAGCCTGGCGCTGGCCACGCGCTGGCATCCGCACATCGTGGCGGCCATGAAAGAGTTTGGCATCATCAAGCCACTGGATCAGGCGATGTTTATTGCCCAGGCCGGGCATGAAAGCACTGGCTTTACCCAGCTCGTTGAGAGCTTCAATTACAGCGTGGCGGGGCTGGCTGGTTTCGTCCGTGCCGGGAGGCTGACGCAGGGCCAGGCTAATTCCCTCGGGCGCCGACAGGGTGAGCCCTCTTTGCCACTGGAGAGGCAAAGAGCGATTGCCAACCTGGTGTACAGCAAACGCATGGGGAATAACGGGCCGACCGACGGCTGGTTTTACCGCGGGCGCGGTCTCATCCAGACCACCGGACTAAACAACTACCGCGATTGCGGGGCTGCCCTGAAGGTGGATCTGGTTAAGCAGCCGGAGCTGCTGGCGCAGGACGAGTATGCAGCGCGCAGTGCGGCCTGGTACTTCGTTAAATATGGATGCCTGAAGTACACCGACGACCTGATGCGCGTCACGCAGATCATCAATGGCGGCCAGAATGGTATCGACGATCGCCGTGTGCGTTACCTGTCGGCCAAGAAGGTGCTGGCATCATGATCACGGCATTCATGAAAGCCTACTGGAAACAGTTGCTTATCGTGTCGATGCTTGCTGCTCTGGTGGCCGGTGGAGTTGTAGCCTGGAATATTCACGGTGACAGAAAGTACGACGCCGGGTATGCGCAGGCGAAGGAAGACCGCAAAGCAGAAGATGATAAAGCCCGTCAACATGACGAACAGGAGAAAGCAACCAATGAACGTGAAGCGCAGCAGAGGATCGACCAGGCGCGCAATGATGCTCTTGATGCTGCCGCTCGCGCTGGCCGGCTGCAGCAGCAGCTCGTTGCCATCCGTGAGCAGCTCAGGCAGTATAACGCCACTGTCGGCGCTGGGTCGTCAGCCGCAGACACCGGAGTTTTGCTTGCCGACGTGCTCGAAAAATCTCTCGAACGAAACCGGCAACTGGCAGAGTACGCTGATCGGGCAGCTGAAGCCGGAAGGGTCTGCGAAAGACAGTACGATGAACTAACCAGGTAG